AGGCGTTATGGAATGACATCGTAGATGGTGCTATTGCTGCCTTTAAAGAAGGACAAAAGAAAAGCCCTTGGGACGTTCTTGATACTCTAACAAAGAACTCTCCTGCTGTTAATGGCGAAAGCGTAACTTATACATCCTACGATGATATTACTGCAGGTGCATTGCTGAATCAAATTGCTAAGACTATTGGCTTTGACGTTACTCAACTTACCGCTGCAGATAAGACAGAATTCTTTAATAAGTTAAATACTGAGGCTAAGGCTTCTGGTAAATCAACTACTCGTAAGGCTGCAACTGGTGGTACAGAGACAATTATTACTCCATCATTGTTTAATGCTAAGGACTTTACAGAGTCTTTCTTATGGGCAAAGGTAAATATCGGTGACACAACTAAGTTACCATCTAGTGCAATTACACAGATTTCTTCAATCAAGAGTCTTCTTCGAGACAACGGAATATCTGATTTAAGCCAGAAAGAAATCAACGCCCTTGGTGTAGCACTTGCTTCAGGTAAGCAAACTCTTGATGCATTTAAGAAAGACCTAGGAGCCAAGGCTGCTTTACGTTACCCACTATTTGCAAAGAGATTACAAGATACTCCAGGACTAACAGTCAAGGATATTGTAGAACCATATGTTAAACAGATGGCTAAGTACTGGGAGATTGACCCAAATACAATTGATTTAGATAACTCAGACCTTGATAAGTTTATTCGTCCAGATGGAACAGCAGGAAATGTACAGATAGGTTCACTATCTGACTGGGCTGACTACCTAAAGAATCATCCTAACTCAGAAAAAGCAAGTTGGTCTAAAGACTTGGCACGCGATTCTGCAGTAGGAATAGCACGAGCGATGGGATTCGGAGTATAATGAGAGACAAAGATTATGTATTAACTCCATTAACTGTTGTTGACGAACAGACAAAGGCTGCAGGAATGCGTGCTGCGGCAGCATCTGTGCCAGCAGCAACGGCTGCTATTGCTAAGACTCCAGATGAGTTGATGATTGAAAGAATTCAAGCACAGATTCTTAAGAATCAAGCAAGTATTGAAAATTTAAAAGGCACTGCAGTAGAACTTGGTGCATTGAATCCATCTGTTATCAAAAAAGCAGAGAGCGAAACTAACACAGAGTTTTTAGCACGAAAGCAAGCAACAGAAAATTTAGCCCGTCAAAATGCTATGGCAGAAAACCCGCTTCTTAATAGAGCGGTAAAGCCAAACGCACCCGCAGGAAAATATTATACTTGGATTGGTGGAACCGACACAGGTAGTTGGCAACTGTATGACATTCCAAATTACGGGATTATTCCTCAAAATCAAAACGTCAACGGAAATACTCTTGGAACTGTTCTTACTACACCAACCCCAGTTATTACTCCAACAAGTCCAACAGATACTGGTCCTACTTTAGCATCAGATGTATTCAAGCAAACACTTGCAACTTTCTTCGGTGCAGCAGAAATGGCTAAGCCTTGGGCTAACGAACTCTACAAAGTTGTGTCTAAGTTTTACAAGGCTGGAGCCACATCAGAAGAAGCATTTAATATGGCTCTTCTTGAGTCTCGCAATAACCCAGCAATGACTGAATTTACTAAAAGATTCAAAGGCATCTATGCGCTTCAAGATATGAAGCAAGCAGGTAAGGCAGTTACTGTGCCTACTATTGCTGAATACTTTGCAACAGAATCTAAGATGGGTGATATGCTTAAGGCATCTAACTTAGGTGACTTGGCTAATGAAGACTTCCTTGGAGATGTACTTAGTAAAGGTGTATCTGCCACAGAGTTTGGTAACAGAATCACACAAATCTTTGACCGTATTGATACAGCACCAGATGTAATCAAGAAGACTATTGGAAGATACTTCCCATCTCTTGACCGTATACAACTTGCTAAGGCTTTGGCTCTTGGAGACAAGGGTGCTAAGCAACTTGAACAAGAACTTGCTGGATATGAAGTACTTGCAGGTGCAGGTGCACAGCAACTTGAGGCAAGTACAGCCCTTCCTGGTGGTATTACACTTGAGCAAGCACAACAGATTGCAAAGGCTGGCGGAACATACGCAAGCACACTTCCACAGTTTGGTCAGATTGCTCGTGCTCGTGAGACAGAACAAAAACTTGCAGAGATTTCTGGAGTTAAGTCAATAGGCGTTACTGGTTTGACAAGTGCAGTAATTAGCAAGTCTGCTGCAGAACTTAAGAAACTGGAAGATTTATCAATGCAAGAAGAAGCACGCTTTGCAGGCAAGGCTGGAACCGCTGGTTCTAGAGCACTTGCATCTCAGGCTCGTGCTAACCGCTTAATATAAAACAGAATCCTAACGGACCCACCAGCCCCGTTGGCGTATAAGACTGGTAGTAAGAGCCAGACCATTTCCCCGAATGGAACCTGAGGCTTGCGAACTAACTACGAATAGAAGGGTGGCGTTGCTATGAGCAACAACTACTGGGACGACGAAGACGATGACCTAGATACAATCGAAGAAGCACCGATGGATGGAAGTGACTTACTTAAAAAGTTACGAAAAGCCAAGCGTGCAGATGAGAAGCGTATTAAGGAACTTACTGAGCAACTTGAGACATTTTCCAAGGCGCAGCGTGAGTCAACTGTCAAGTCAGTACTAGAAAAGAAGGGCGTCAATCTTAAAGCAGCCCGTTTAGTAATGAAAGACTTAGAAGACATTAACGAAGAATCAGTTTCTAACTGGCTCGATGATAATGCTGAGTTGTTCGGACTAACGGTTAACGAAGATAGTTCTAAGGTAACACAAGAAGACCGCGCTGCATTACGCAACCAGGACTTGGTTACACAGAACGCTATGACCCCTGACCGAGCAAATGATATTGAATACAGAATGTCTCAGGCAACGTCTGAAGAAGACATTCTGTCAATTCTACGCTCACAACAATAATATCCGTTCATAGTCACTTGGAGGTGACCGCATATGCCTAACGCATATACATCCACAGGCTCTACCACTCTTGGTGGTACAGTCGGCGGTGCAGGTCTTGTACAGAAGGCGTATGACCGTCTTCTTGAGTTCGCTCTCCGCGCCGAACCACTAATTCGTTCAGTCGCAGACAAGACTCCAGCACAGCAATCAATCCCAGGTTCAACAGTAGTTCTACAGAAGTACGTTGACCTAAACGCAGTAACAGATACACTAACAGAGACAGTAGACCCAGATTCAGTCGCGTTGTCAACACCTAACACAGTTACAATTACTCTTAACGAGTACGGTAACTCTGTTCTTGTAACACGCGCTTTGGAACTATTCTCACTTGCAGACGTTGACCCAGCAATTGCTAACGTAATTGCGTTCAACCTTGCAGACTCAATCGATAAGGTTGCGATGACTACACTTAACGGTGGAACAAACGTAATCTACGGCGGTTCAACTGCCACATCAACAGCAACAATCACTGCTGCTGCAACACTAGACTCAGCAGACATCCGCAAGGCTGTTGCTAAGTTGCGTTCAGCAAAGGCTGCATACCGCAAGGGTTCACTATACTGGACAGGTATCCACCCAGAAGTTTCACACGACCTTCGTGCAGAGACAGGCGCAGCAGGATGGCGCGACCCACACAATTACTCTACACCAGAGAACATCTATGCTGGAGAAATTGGACAGTACGAAGGCGCATTCTTCGTAGAGTCACCACGCTTGTTCTCAACTAAGTCAGGTGCAGACCAGACAGCATTGGCAACAACAGCAGTAACAGTTGCAGGAACATCAGCAGGATTTACATTCGGCGTTGCTTCATCTGCAGTTATTGCTTCACGCGCCGAGGTTGGCGACAAGATTGCAGGTACAGGAGTCGGAGCATCAGCGAAGATTACTGCTATCACAACAGCAGGTTCAACAACAACATTTACTGTTGACGTTGCTAACTCTGCAGCAGTTACAGTTGGTGCAACAATCACAGTTACACCAGTAACTCGCGTATTCTCAACAATCGTATGTGGAAAGCAAGCAATGGCTCAGGCAGTTGCTGAAGAACCACACGT